TTATTTTTTTGGTTTTGGAGGAGGAGGTACATTGACTGCCTTTGGGTAAGAATTCTGATACCTGTCTCCTGGAATCTTTGTAGTTGTAATCTTCACTTCAGGAGGATATACTACCTTAATTGTCTCATTTTTCATACTGTTATATCGTTATTTTGTGAGTCTTTTTTTGTTGGTGGAGGGACATCTATGTTTTTAGGTATTGCATAATGTTTATTGTGTGTAGTCTTTTTAGAAGCGTCTGATTTTCTTTTATATTTTGGACTTTTTTTATGTATTTGTTTCTTGTTGTTCTTCAGATTTCTCATAATATACTCTGTTTATGTACGTTTCTGCTTCATCATCTATTTTCTTCTGAAATTTTCTTGAGATATTACGTACAAGCCTGTTCATCTGTGACATCTTATCGCATTCCGTTTCTTTTAGCTTGAAGAATTCATCCATAGCTTGTTTTTCGTCAATGATGTCATGGTCTAACCGGTACCAGATGTTTTCAAGCGAGTTCATGTATTTGTTGTAGAAGTCTGCCAACACATCAAGTGATGATAGTTCACTTTCGCCCTGGACGAAGTTTGGAAGTACAGACTTTATTATTGATACAAATCCAATCAGCATAGAAGTGAAGAACGGTACTTTGTCATTCAGGAGGGTTCCTAATGCGCCTGCAGATGCTGTAATTGCAACAAACCCATTATATGCCCTGTTGTACCCTCTTCGTTTATCTGTATATTTCTGGATACAGATGATGTTGGCTTTAGCTTGTTTCAGTTCCTCCCAAATCCTATTCCTGCATATCATGTCTATCTAGTTATGCTTTCTTTAATTACCAGCTTGTACAACTTTTGTAGTGTTTCTTGATATTTCTTTTTGATTTCCTTGTCGTAATATCCTTTAGAAGTATAAATCCTTATTTTTTGTATTAAACTATTATTAAGGAATCCAAGTTCACCAGAATATTGTGCATATATACCCCATACACCTGAACCTGCAAGTCCAATTGCCCCACCTCCTTTTTCTCCGATATATGTATTGATGGAAGTAACCTCATTTTTGTTTTTATTATTGTCCAGGAACATTAGCTTGTCTCCTTTACCGATAACGACTGCGTCGTCAATCATGTATTTCATATCTAAAATCATAGTTCCATTTATGGATCTTATTCTTGCGTAAATTCCGGATGGGATGCCAAGTCCCCATGCCAGTTTTTCCCAACTTGTTTCAATTACTCTATTTCCGGTGAAGTCGTCAACTTCATTTTTTACTATTTCTTGTGCATTACATGAAAACACGATGGAAAAAATTATTGTAATTGTGAAAATAAATCTTTTCATATTATCCTATTTTACGTTCATTATTAGCTATTATCAGTTCCGCTTCCAGTTCCTTGATTCTTCTCTGCATTATAAGTTCTTAATCCATTTTTTGCCTGATGGTGTTTCTGTGTATATCCAAAATGCAACGGCTATAACCGCCAGTACTATAAAAATAAATAATCCTGCATTCATACTTTACAAACTTTCAAGCCATCTTTTACCAGATTTTGTATTGAGCCAAATGGCTATAGCTATTCCTACTATTGCCATTACCGAGAATAATGCTATCAATGCTTCCATATCCTATTCATTTTATTATTTTATATCCAATATATGCAAAAATGTATGTTACGAATGCTCCAATTGAGATAATAATCCAAGACTCAAGATTGTTTTCTTGAATGATAACTGAAGCTGTACTGCCTATAACAAGTGTTGCAAATGATAATTTTGCCAAATCATAGAAGAACTTGCCGAGGTTTTCACGGCTTGCTTTGTCACGTTCCTTTCGTTCTTCTTTCGCTTTTCTGTTTTCTTCAAAGTTACTCATTATACGATTTGTTTGCCAATATATAATGCTACTTGTGTCTCAAGGCGTTTGTTTGTTGTTTCTAATTCCTTGATTCTTCCATGCAGGTTGTTGATGGTGTCCTGCTGGAAGGCTATGGTGTCAATCAGCTTGCTTAATCTGTCGCTTTCGCTTGAAGCAGTTGGCTGTTCAGATGTCAGCAGCATTTCTCCTGTACCTTGTATTAACCAGTTAGTATCAATATCGCTAAAATGCGATGCAAGTCTATAGATTAATTCAAAATCAATAGTGTTACTTTTTTTATTACAATATTTATTGAGCGTTGAATAACTAAATCCTATTTCTTTAGATAAGGAACGTTGATTTAAAGACTTGTATTCCATTAGTTGTTCTAAACGTTCAATAAGTCCATTATTAATTTCCTGCTTATCCATATATCCTACATAAATGTTAAAAATAGCTATATTGCGATATTTTTACAAGAAAACATTTTCATATATCGCAATATTGCGATACCTTTGCAATACAATCAATCACACATACAAAAATAGAAATTAAAACGAATAATTGAAAATGAAAACTGATGAATTTTTCTACGAAAATGAAGCTGAAAGTCTTAAAGCTGACATCGAAAAAGCAAAGTCTATGACAGAAGAAGAGATGCAATCTTACTTCAATACAGACGACAGCAAGGAAGATTTCATAAGTTTTCTTGAAAATGAACTCAAAGTTTCTGAAAGCAACATTGAAAATGATGATGATTTCAGCAGTGTTGACCCCGGCTTTGCAAGTGAAGCCGATTATTTGAGATACAAATTTGCGTAATAAAAACCTCACTAAAAGTCAAAACCATTATGGAAATTAAACCAACCAAGTATCAGCCAGGACAGAAAGTCTGGACACTTATAGGAATGAAGGCTGAAGAGAAAACAATCAAGGGTATCAACATCAGTGTAGATTCCGACGGAGTACAGAAGAACTACTATTACATGTTGGTTCCAAAAGAAAAGGAATGCTCCAGTGAAGCATTTGCATCCTATTCCGAGAAAGAACTTTTTAGTTCAAAGGAAGAGATGAGAATGAGTGTTTTCGGTGATTGACAAATCACATCCCGGTGTGGCCTGACCGCCTATCCGGGAACAATAGAGAAGAGTTCCTTGACATCTTTTGGCTGACGGACATACTGGTATGGTATAGTAATTCACCGTGGATAACGGGCGGTCCGACAGAGTGTAGAATTGTAGCAATTCGGCCTATTGTAATAGGTTTTACGATATGATATAGCTGGAGTAGCTTAACGGTAGAGCGCAACACTGGGTTATAAAAAATAGATGAATGCAATAATGATTATCGTTGATGTGAGGGTTCGACTCCCTTCTCCAGCCCTAATTCAAATTAGTTTGTTATGGTTATAGATAATTCGATAGAAACTGCCGAGTCATTGAAAAATCTATTTGCAATGCTTTATTTTGTGGCAGCATGGGCATTCGGCATGGTTTCTCCATGCCTTGTTTATGAAATATGGAAATCGTGTAAGGAAGAGCGACCTTTTGATTTTAACGGAGCCAATTATTGGTGTCCTATTGCGATTGTGATGTTGGTCATTTCTTCTGTATTATGTATGATTTCTTTTTTCTTTATGATTGCTGAGCTTCTTTTGAGATTCGTTAATTGCTTGGATTAAGCAATTTTCTGTAGTCTCTTCAAATTTCGTGAATGCTTCCTCGTATTTATTGATTTTATCGGGGTATGGCAAATCCTTGCTGTATATTATGTCTCTGAGTTCATCATAAAGCAGTGAGGAACTTTGTACGAGTGAATCATATTTTTCATAAAGTCCTTTATCAAGGTAGAAATGCAATTTCAGGTTCTTGTTTTTCATGTCAATAAGAGGCTCATAAGCTATCTTATTCAATTCAAGGATGTCTGTTTGCCCATTGAGGATGTCAATCAGGTTGATGTTTCTCATTGCTGCCTTGTATGAAAGAAAAGAGTCGAGGAATTCTGATATGGAATTGACGGAGTTTGAGTAGAAGGTTTTGAATTTTAGTTCTTTTTTTCTGATACTCAACTTGTAAAGTTCTCTGATAAAAAAGAATATAATTCCTACTAGTAATGATAAGGAATCTAAGTGGTTAAGAAGAAGTTCGATAAAATGTTTCATAAATCTTAATTTTTTAGTTTGACAGCGTAAAATTAAGAAATCCCTCCGGAGAAATCCCATGATTATAAAATTCTGGAGGGAACATTCCGAGGTTGTTTAATGGCAGAACGGCACCAGTCTGAGGGCATAAAGACTTTGGGTGCAGGTGGCGGTTCGAATCCGTCTCTCGGAGCGAATTTAAATTTAGTTGTTATGAGAATTTTGTCATATATCTGGTTTGCCATATTGTCTTTTAAAATACTGGCACCGTTTATCTGGTCATTGGCCGTAACATCCTGCTCTTTGGGCTTGTTGTACAGCGCACTTTCTACTCAGGGAAAGTTGCAGGGATTCTGGACGCTTGTGTGCGTAATATTTGTTGTGTGTTCGTTTAACTTGAATGTTGTAACGTGGAAGGAGATATGGAAAAAGTAGTTGAAAGAAAACCTGTTATTGCTACCCTTCGTAACATGAAGGTTGGCAGTGATGAGGTGTTCAATATTGACCAGAAGATTACGGTCATGAATACGATAACTTGCCGTCTTGATAAGGAGAGACGTAATGGTATGAAATGGACTTGCATTTCAGATCGTGAAAAGGGAGTAATAATTGTAACGCGTGTTAGCTGATGGTGTTCGAATTAAATGGGAAGTTTATGACTACAATATTGTCAGATAATACAGCAGGAATGATTCTTGAGAACATACTTCTTGCAATGGAAGGAATAAAGTTCAGCAAGTCTCAGGCATCAGGAATAGTCGGTTCCGAGAATCGGTTGGAAAAGCTTGTTGAGAGCGGTAAGATACGTGCTGAGAAGAAGGCAGATTGTCAGAACGGAAAATGGTTCTGCAATGGTGCTGATGTGTTAAGGTACTGTTCGTACAAGAAGAGACATAAAAAAAGGAACAAGTCTAAAAGCCTGTGAAGGTGGTTATTTTCTACATAAATGTTTACGTTTTAATTTCTTGGTGTACGGACTGGCTTGTGAAAGTCGTCCGTACTATTTTTTTTCTGGGCACTTGGTCTAATGGTAGAACATCGGCATAATTCCATTCCATGTTTGTTTGTTAGTGTTAGAAATCTCTATTGTTAGTCGAAGATGCGGGTTCGATTCCCGTAGTGCCCACAAATAATCTCAAAAATAAAGAATATGGAAACGAAAGAAATAACTAAGACTATTTACATCGCTAATGATGGAAAAGAGTTTCTTACAGAAGAAGAATGTAAGGAGCATGAAACGTATGTGAAAGAGATTTTGCGAAATATTTCCTATTTCTGCATCCGTTGCAATCCTGATTTAACTGAAACAGGATGCTATATGCATAGAATATATGCAGCAGTCCTTTCTAAAAATGGATTATTCAGTGAAGAAATCGCATTTCAATGGGCTTTAAAGAAGTTTGGTAGTTACTTAGGAGAAAGCGTAATGGGATATGGTTTCCAACCACGCTTTAGTGTGAGTGAAGTTTCTAAAGAAGAATATGAAGAATGTCCTGCTACTATATGGGGAGGCACTCCATTGAAAAGTGAGAAAATATTCCTTAGTCCTAAATCGGTAGAGGGATTTCCTGAAAATATTGACTACATGAAAGAATGGGGATTTAAATAATATGCCATACTACAACAAGAAACCTAAAAAGAAGAAAGAAATCCGTTATTGAATCCGAAAGTAGGGCGAAGATAGCGCAGGGTTTTCATCCGTGCGGCATCGGTTATCCGTTGACTCTATCTGAAAGGTAACGCGAAATCGGAAGGATTGATTGTGTGTGATGTACCCCGGGGAATATGCTCCGGGGTTTTATTTATCATAATGAGAACAAAGGTTAAGGCGTAAAAATGGCGAAGTTTCGGATTGCAAAACTTGACTATCTGAACTACCTTTACAGATGTAAAGAACTAAAAGTCAAACCATTAATATTTTAATTATGGCTGAAAGAAAAGCTAAAACAGACGTTCCTGAAAAAGATAATCAGGAAGAAAAACAGGAAGAAAAAGAAGTGCAACAGACACTTTCTGACAAAATTGTGAACATAAGACCCCTGAAAGCAAACGAGATTGAATGCCGAATAGGTACAATCAATGAGAAAGGATGCACATTGTTGCTGTACAAGGATGCCCGGGTGGATATGAGACTTCTTGATGAAGTGTTTGGACCAATGAACTGGAAGAGAGACCACGAACTTGTGAACGGAAACCTATTCTGCACAATATCAATCTACGATGAAAAGAAAAAGGAATGGGTGAGCAAGCAGGATGTCGGAACTGAATCCAATACGGAAAAGGAGAAAGGTCAGGCTTCCGATGCATTCAAGCGTGCCGGATTCAACTGGGGTATTGGTCGAGAACTTTACTCGGCACCTTTTATTTGGGTAAAACTTGAACCAAACGAAATCTTTAAGAGCACTTCGGGAAAATGTTCTACTTATACTAAGTTCTCTGTAAGTGAGATTGAGTATGACGAGAACAGAGAGGTTAGTAAATGTATCATTGTAGACAACAATGGTGTGATAAGATACCAGTTCCCTATACCAAAGGAAAAGAAGTCTGAAAAGACTCAGCAAAATTCAAGTGTATTTTCCGGTAAACAGCTAAAGGAAGCGATTGATGAAGTAAAGGTATGTAAGAGTCGAGCCGAAGTTAATGCTGTGTGGAAAAAATACGCTGCTATGCAAAACAATCTTGAGTTTAAGAATGAGATTCAAACAATGTGTAAAAGATTGCCCAAATGATAGAGTTAGTTAAGTCAGGTGTGGTTTTCAATGAAGAGAACCACACCTATTTCCTGGGCGACAAGCAGCTTTCAGGAATAACGGGAATGATTAAGAGACAGTTGTTCCCGGATAAGTATAAGGATGTTCCTCAGTTCGTCTTAGAAAGGGCTGCAGAAAGGGGAACAAAGGTTCATCATGACTGCCAGTTTGCAGACGTTACAGGATTTGAGCCTGAAAGCCAGGAGGCAGTCAGTTATATTATGATACGTACTGGTGCCGGTTATTCTGCACTTGACAATGAATACACTGTATCAGATGAAGAGCACTTCGCTTCAAACATTGATTGTGTCTGGGAGAAGGATGGCACTATAGCACTTGCCGACATCAAGACAACGTATAAGCCTGATATTGAATACCTCGAATGGCAGTTGTCAATATATGCGTACCTGTTCGAAAAGCAGAATCCTGAGCTGAAGGTTTCTAAACTGTACGGTGTATGGCTTTACAATGAAAAGTCAGAGCTTATTCCACTTGTCCGGAAATCTGACGTGGAGGTCAAAAGGCTGTTGCAGTGTGAGATTGATGGAACACGTTACCTTGATACTGAAACTGCACTTGAACACAAGCAGGATGAAGTACAGCTATTGCCAAAGGACGTGATAAACAAATATCTTGAAGCTGTAGCGGAAGTTGAGAGAATACAGCCGTTCATTGACGGTTTCAAGGATTCGTTGAAACGCGCAATGGTTGAACACGATGTCAAGTCGTGGGACACAGGTGTATTGAAAGCTACCATAACACCTGCAGGAATCAAAAAATCTTTCGACACTAAGAGGTTTCAATCTGAGCATCCCGAGTTGTATAAACAGTACATCAAGGAGACTGAAACTGCTGCATCTATAAGAATCACATTAAGAAAGGAGGAAGAAAATGCTTAATAAGGTAATGCTGATAGGGCATCTTGGAAAGGACCCTGATGTAAGAACGCTTGATTCCGGAACGAAAGTCTGCCAGTTCACACTGGCAACGACGGAAAAGGGATACACGTTGCAGAATGGTACTCAGGTACCGGACAGGACAGAGTGGCACAACCTTGTACTATGGAAGGGGCTTGCTGAGGTTGCAGGTAAATATCTTCACAAGGGAGACAAGGTTTTTATCGAAGGTAAAATCAGATCCAGAAGTTATGAAGATAACAGTAAGGTGAAGAGATATATCACAGAGATATTCGCAGATAACATGGAGATTCTTTCCACAACATCTAAGAGTGGTTCACAGAATAATGTTTCTGAAGCTCCATTACCATCAGAGACTCCAAGTGATGATTTACCGTTCTGATTATGGAAGCTACTATAATTAAGAAAGACGGTAAGGCCACCATGGACAAGGATTTCAACTTCATGCTAAGTCTTCTCCGTAATGGTGAATATACTCTTACCATCAAGAGAAAGACTAAGCCCAGGACGCTTGACCAGAACGCGCTCATGTGGATGTGGTTCAGGTGCGTGGGTGGTGCCTTACGTGAGTTCACCGGTGAAGCGTACTGGAGTACAAAGGAAGGGATGGAAACGATACATGACCTGTATTGTAAGAAATTCCTTACGAAGATGGTTATCACCCCGAAAGGTGAGAGGACGGAACTTGCAAGGGGCACAAAGGGACTTAGCACAATGGAGATGTCACATTTCCTGGATGCCGTCAAGACTGATATAATGACTGAATACGGAATACAGCTACCGTTACCTACAGACCAATATTATTCGGCGTTTGCCGCCGAGTACGAAACCAAATATTAAATATGGCAATAATTAAAGATTACGAACCGGAAGAACTGAAATTTGTTCTTCCGGAAGCAGTTCGGGAACAGTTTCCATTGGAACTGCATTTTGAGAACGCTGAGAGTGAGAAAGACATCCTTAAGGCAGTGAATGAACACTTCAATGCTTTGTTCCCTGAGAACGAGATGGCGCTGCGTTACATGGATGATGTGGAGAAATCGGACCTTCGTGGGAAATACTGCAAGCTTGTAGAGCAGGAGCTTCCTGAAGCTGAGAATGCTTTGTTGAACGCTAAGGAGGAAGCCAAACGCATCAAGACGGATGCTGAGGAAAGGTTGAATTCATTGAGCAAGCAGATTAAGGATTACGCTGCAAAAGTACAGGAAGGAACGGATGAAAAGAAACTTCCGGCTACAAAGACATTCCGTATCGCTTTGAATGGGTATTTCCTGTATTATTCCATTCTTAACGGTAAGGTCGTACTGGCCAAATCTGAAAAGATTCCATCCTACGATAAATCATCATTGTGGGCTCAGGAAGATAAGAACCGTGTAGCAATGATGGAGCTGTTCGGTCTTGACTTCCCTGCTCCTGAGAAACCTTCTGATGAAGAGTTTGACAAGGAACATGACATGCTTCCAGATAATGATGGTGAAGTTATGGGTGAAGAAGAATTCAATGACGCTGTAGGTGATGAGTAGATTGCAGCATAAGCGTGGCCGCAAGTCCAATTATGCACGTTCTCTTAACAATCCATATTGGGAAAAGGTTGCAAGGAATGTGAGGTTAAGGGATGGGCATAAGTGCAGGATTTGCGGAGCACGCTATCCTTTGGAAGTGCATCACAAGAGATATAAGGTAAATGGTGTTTCAATTGTTGGAAAGGAACTTGAATACCTTGACTGCCTTGTCACTCTGTGCGCTTCCTGTCATGAAAAAGTTCATAAAGGAATAATCAGAATATGAAGTTTCAATTAAGAGATTACCAGCAGAATGCCAGTAATGCAGCTATATCACACTACAAACTGAAAAACGGTAGAAATTATCTTATGGTATTGCCTACCGGTGCCGGGAAAAGCCTCATCATAGCTGACATAGCAGCAAGGCTGAATGAACCGTTGCTGGTGTTCCAGCCTAACAAGGAAATCCTGGAACAGAACTTCGCAAAGTTGCAGACATACGGAATCTTTGATGCCGGATGCTATTCTGCCTCTGTCAAGAGAAAGGATATAAACAGAATTACCTTCGCCACCATCGGTAGCGTATATAATCACATGGAAGATTTCAAGCATTTCAGGTATATTCTTATTGATGAATGCCATTTGGTTAACCCGACAGAAGGAATGTATGCTGATTTCTTCGCAGCTGCTGAGAGACGTATTATCGGACTTACTGCTACTCCTTACAGATTGTGCAGCACGATGAACGGTTCGATGCTAAAGTTCCTTACGCGTACAAGGCCGAGAGTTTTCAGTGACGTAATCTATTATTGTCAGGTCAGTGAACTACTTGCAAGAGGGTTTCTTACCAAACTGAAATATTACGACCTGACAAAAATAGAACTTGTGAATGTCAGAAGAAATTCAACCGGTGCTGACTTCGATGAAGCGAGTCTTTCAAAGGAATTTGAACGTGTTGACCTGTATGGCTATCTGATTAGCATGGTAAGAAGGCTGCTGGCTCCTAAGAGTGGAATACCGAGACGTGGAATACTGGTGTTCACGAGGTTTGTAAAGGAGGCTGAAATGCTAACCCATGAGATACCAGACAGTGCAGTGGTCAGTGGAACGACTCCTAAGAAAGAACGTGAACGGATCTTGTCAGACTTCAAGTCCGGAAAGATAAGGGTTGTCGCTAATTGCGGTGTCCTCACTACTGGATTTGACTACCCAGAGTTGGATACAATCGTTCTTTGCCGGCCTACGATGTCACTTGCTTTATACTATCAGATGATAGGTCGTGTTATCCGGCCATACCCAGGGAAGGAAGGTTGGGTGGTTGACCTGTGTGGAAACATTAAAACATTCGGTAAGGTAGAGGATTTGAGGATTGAGCAGCCGGAAAAAGGTAAATGGATGATAAAAACAAACGGAAAACAATTAACCAATGTAATACTATAGCTTATGTATGTGATAAGAGGACAGATACCAAGTAAGAGTAACTGTTATAAGATAGTAAATGTCGGTGGTCATGCAAAGCTGGCCAAACAGAAGGTTCTTACTGAATATGAAAAGAATTTCTATATCCAGTGTCCGGAACGTGGTAGGATGGTAAAGGGATATTTCAAGCTGAAAGCAAAGATATATTATTCAAGTAACCGACCGGATCTGGACAATTCTCTTAAGATTCTTCTTGATTGCCTGCAGCAGACCAAGACGATTGATAATGACAGATATTGTGTTCAAATAGACATTCAGAAGTTCATCGACAAGAAGGAACCACGTATCGAATATGAGGTAACTCCGATTGAGTTCTGAAAGTAGGAGGTACTTATGGCCAGACCAAACAAGCAGGGATTTCCTGAATGGAATCCTACAAATAAGACATTATCAATGCTTTCTAATATTTCAGAAAAAGTTAGATATAAAGCATTGAGAAATTCTTCAAGTGCATTTATAAATAGAAAAGACGTTAGAGATGCTATTTTCTCAAGGGATAATAATAAATGTATTATCTGTGGATCAACCGATAATTTGCAAATAGACCATATACATTCTGTATATTCTGTTATTAAAGGACAGTATCCATTGGAAAGATTAAATTCAGAAGAAAATCTGAGAACGCTGTGTAATCATTGTAACGCATCAAAAATACCTTAAATATGGGAAGAAATAAGAAGATTGGTCTTGATTATTTCCCTTTTGATATTGATTTTTTTCAAGATTTGAGAATTAGAAAACTAATCAAATACCAGGGTGGTAAGGCTGTTACAGTATATGCTCTCCTGCTATGTAATATCTACAAACAAGGGTATTACATGAGGTGGGATGAAGAGTTGCCTTTCTTTGTATCGGAACAAACGGGCTTTGAAGAGGCGTATATACGTGAGGTCATTAAATGCTGCTTGGTAATCGGGTTATTTTCTAAGGAATTGTATGATTCTGAAAAAATATTGACGTCAAAAGGAATACAAGAAAGGTACCAGAAGATATGCGATTTATGTAGAAGAAATAATGAAATTTGCGAATATAACATCATTTCTTCTGAAGATATATCTTTTTCTTCTGAAGAAAAGCCTGTTTCTTCCGCAAAAAGTACACAAAGTAAAGTAAAGAAAAGTAGAGTAAAGAAAAGTAAAGAAAATGATAAAGAAATATCTCCAGAAGGAGATACAAAGAAAGACGAGCTTTCTTTGAATCCTCATCCGCAAATAGAGCATGTTGATTTTGTCAGATTGCAGGAATACTTCAATACTACTTTCAACGGTAAATTGTCAATAGTCGTGAACATGACCGAAGCAAGGCGAAAGGCTGTCAAGGCAAGAATAGCCCAGTACGACAAGGAAACTGTATTCACCGTATTGAAGAAGGTGGCTGCCAGTCCATTTCTTTTAGGGTGTAACGACAGAAACTGGAAGTGCGATTTTGACTGGATTTTCAAGGCTGGAAACTTCACTAAGATATTGGAGGGTAATTATGACGAAAAACGAAATAACAATACGGCAGGAGGCAGAAAGGAATCAGTTAGCCGTCTTAAAGGCCTCGCCGAAGCAATACTTACAGATTCTGAAACCTAAGAGTATCGATGATGTTTTTGCATCATCAGTGCCGGCACTTGTAAAAGTTGCCATGGAATTCGGAGAAAATCATGCACGTGCAATTGTTGTGATATTGCTGTCGGAGGTTGTGGATTTCTTCAATGCGTCAAATACAATGAATGATTCACAGGTAGCCATTACAACTGATTTAATTATCGAGGAATATCCGTATTTCAAGATTGATGATTTGAAGTTGGCTTTCCGAAATGCTATGAAGGGTAGATACGGAGAGATATATAATCGTCTGGATGGCTCTGTTATCATGGGATGGCTGAATCAATACAATCGTGAGAGATGCGCTAAGGCTGACGTAATATCGTACAATGAGCATAAGGTAAGAGTTCAGGAGGAATCTGGGTTGTATTATGATGATTACCGCAAACAATTGAAGGTTCTGGCATCACATGGAGACAAGAGTGCACAGGAAGCGCTCCGTAGATCTGATGATATACTTTCCTTCATGAAAGAGAAGAAACTTGAAAGACTGAAAAAACAGCTTGAAGAGTATGACTGCAAACATAAGGGTGTATGAAATAAAGTTCAACGAAAAAGGGCTTAGGAAAAAGGATGAGATATGTAGTCATTTTGAATGGTACAATGTCCATCTTACAGTTAACGGACATTGTATTGTACGTGTTAGCATGGATAAGATGAATGCGTTTGAAAAGACTGTTGAACGTGAATTTATTTCAGTGATTAAAAGGCTATAAAATGGCGAAGTTTCTGTTTGCAAAACTTGTCATTCTGAACTATCTTTACTGATGTAATAAACTAAAAGTCAAACCAATAAATATTAAAATTATGGCACAAATCGAAAAAATACCGGTGATGTACATACATACTTCACCGATGAATCCTCGTAAAACTTTTGATGAAGCGAAGATTGAGGAACTCGCTCAGAATATTGAAGAACAGGGCTTGTTACAGCCTATCACAGTCAGGAAAATCAGCGATGAAGAAACACATATTGATGAAGAAACCGGCGAGGTTGTATCTGTAGAACCGAGGTACGAGATTGTATGCGGTGAAAGACGTTTCCGAGCATGGAATATGCTGGCTAAAAAATCTGACAAGTACAATGAAATACCTTGCATAGTAAGGGAAATGACTGACGAACAGGCTTTCGATGCTATGATAACAGAGAATTTGCAGCGCCAGGATGTAGATCCTGTTGAGGAAGCGATAGCATTTTCCTTGCTTCTTGAAAACGGAAATGCGGTTGAGGACATTGCTGTCAGATTCGGTAAGTCAATCAGATTCATTCAGGACAGAGTTAAGCTGAAAGGGCTTATTCCTGAGCTTATAGATATGTTAAGACAGGAACTTATCCCAATATCAGGAGCAATGTTGCTGGCTAAACTCGATATAGATGCGCAGAAAGAATTCTATAATGAGAACGTGAATGGTGAGAGTGCTGCAAGCATATCTGATATAAAGGAATATATTGATGACTTGTTCTGTGTTATTGATAAGGCACAGTTCTTTTCTGAGGATAATTTCAGTGATTCGATTCCATCATGTTCCGGATGCATCAATAATACGGCAAATCATGGGTGCCTTTTCTATGAAATGAAAGGAAAGGAACAGAAGTGCATTAATCGTGAATGTTTCGAGAAGAAGCAGCAGGAATATGTCAAATACCGTGTCATGAAGGAGGCTGACAATCTTGTTAAAAAGGGAGAGCCGCTGACATTCGGAAAATCAGTCATTCTAATTGAATCTCCAAAATCATGGGATAATGAAAATGAGAAGAAGAGAAAGGAAGATGCAGTTAGGATGTACAATGATATAGGCTTTGAGGTAGTGTATGATAACGTATTCGACCATCAATGCTGGTATAATGAGGGTGATGAAAGGATTGCAGAGAAGCTCGAAAATAATGAGTTGTATAGATGTATTGAGGTACTTAATTATAGAAGACCTGAATTCAAGGTTTCTTTTTATTATCTCAAGAAATCTTCATCTGTTAAAGGTGCTTGTACTGTATCAAAGCAGATTGAGGCAGAGAATATCAGACAGAAGATTAAGCGCAATAAGGAACTCATGGTTGAGAAGTCAACTGAAACCATGCGTAAATGGGCAGATGATATGACTGACTATACAAGCAAATCCGATGGAATGACATTGAACGAGCAGACAATTTTGGATGTGTTGGTGTTGAAGAATTTTGGGTATCAGTTCCTTAATTCAATAGGACTGAAAACAGGTCAGATGGATATGGTGAAATATGTTACAGATAATGCTAAGGATAGAAACAGATGGTACAGAGAATTTATTCGTACAAAATTATCTGAAGCTTCTGTAATGTATGACAGTCAGTTGAAGGAATTGCAGAATATGCTTTTCAGCGAGCAATATCCTGAAAAGTACAATGAGATGACTTCAAAACTCAAAAGTGCATACTCCAAGAAGGAAGAGAAGATGAATGAGAGACTTAAGGAACTTGAAAGTGAGCAGTAAATTAGAATACGGAGGAGTCATTTAGACTCCTCTTTTGTTTAACCTTAACAACCATTATGGAGAAAATTCATTCGCCCTGAATCATTTGCTTAATTGATATATAGTCCGATAACAATAACTTAGATAATTATGATTACGTTAAACAGACTTGCAAAAAGATGTTTTGATATAGCGTTGAAGCGAAAAAAAATGACAGAAACTACTTCTCCTAAAGCCGTAGTGCTGGCCATATCGTCAGAATGGAGGGAACTTGCTGAAGCTGGTAAGGAGCGAAGCAATCATATACCATCCTGGAGTGAACGTGAGGAAGAAGCCGCAGATGTCATAATAGCTACGCTTACCTATCTTGAGAAGATAGGATGCAATGACATCGAACAACTATTGAGGGATAAGGTTGAGTTTAATTCATACCGCGTTGACTAAGTGATGTTCCGGCTATTGTGTGATGTTGATTATTAGTGTTGTTGATTTAAATAGTTGGTATATGACAACAGAATTTGATTTCAAAACAATCCAGATCAGTTTGCTGGATTTCAACAATGGCCAGCTTGATGGCCTTCCGAAAAATCCCCGGTTCTTCAGGGATTACCGTTATGATGCAATGAAGAAAAGCATAGAGGACAGTCCTGAGATGCTTAATCTTCGTGAACTAATTGTCTATCCTGTAGGAGAAAGATACATTGTAGTGTGCGGTAATTTAAGACTTAGGGCCTGCAAGGAACTTGGGTACAAGGAACTTCCTTGCAAGGTTCTAAATCCTGAGACTCCTGTAAAGAAGCTGCGTGAATATGCGACAAAGGATAACGTGTCATTCGGTGAGAATGATATGGACGTGATGATGAACGACTGGGATAAGTCTGAACTTCAGGACTGGGGTATTGAGTTTGCTCCGGAACCTGAAAAGGACGAATTCAAGGAGCGTTTCGAAGCCATAACGGATGAAACTGCTGTTTATCCACTTATACCCAAGTATGATGAAAAATATGAGCTATTCATCATTATGTCGGCTAGTGAAGTGGATAGCAACTGGTTACGTGAAGCACTTGACATGCAGCACATGCAGAGTTACAAGACCGGCAAAGTGAGCAAAAGCAATGTAGTTGATATTAAGGATGTACGCCATGCAATTGAGAATCGTAATACCAAGTCATAAGCGACATGACAGGGTGTTCGCTAAAAAGCTGGTGAACGACCCGATAATCTGTGTGGCAGAGAGCCAGGCGGACCTATACAGACAGTTCAATCCAGATTGTGAGATAGTCACTCATCCGGACGATGTTGTAGGACTCATCCCCAAACGTAACTGGATGGCTAAGCATTTCGGAAATCTGTTCATGCTTGACGATGATGTCCACGCCTGCAAATCTATATGTGTAGAAAAAGGAGAACCGTCGAGGATTAAGGATAAGAACGAGATAACGCGTATAATATTCAATCTTGCCGAGATTGCTCAGATGCTGGATGTGCATCTGTTCGGATTTACTGCACGAATATCTCCGGTCATGTACGATGAAACTGCATTTCTATCGTTGTCAAAGATGATAACCGGATGTTCTTATGGCGTGCTTTACAACAAGAACACATGGTGGAATGAAGAGCTCAGGCTTAAGGAGGATTTCTGGATTTCCTGTTACATGAAGTACAAGGAAAGAAGGATACTTACAGACCTTCGTTACAACTTCGAGCAGAAATCCACATTCGTCAACTCCGGAGGACTGGCAGCCTTCAGGAATCAGGCTGAGGAACAGAGGTCGATAATGCTTATTAAGAAACATTTCGGCGACAGCATCAATCTCAAGGGAACTACCAATAACGGTAAAGACAAGACCAAGCAGCTTGTTCAGTACAATATAACGTGTAAGTTCAAGTACTGAAAAATGGCGTAAAAATGGCGAAGTTTCTGTTTGCAAAACTTGTCATTCTGAACTATCTTTACTGATGTAATGAACTAAAAGTCAATGCTATATGCTTATAAGAACCGTTAGAGGATATGATTTTTTTGAGGTTTCTTCAGCCATGCAGAAGGCGATAAGGAGAGCTGATGCGGCGGTTGCCGGATATTTTGCTCTTGAGTTGTGGACCAGTGGATATAGGGACTATGTATGGAAGAGACTTTTTACCATAAGTGCTGAGGATTGTTACGGTGTGATAACGAAAGAGATTGAAGCCTTGTGGCAAGGTCATGAACTGGTTAACAAGGGAAGCAAGGAGCCAAAGGGTAGAATATTTGTCAGCAAGGCAGTAATACTTCTGTGCGAGTGTCGTAAATGTAGGGACGCGGATCACCTGCAGAACTTCATTTACGACAAACTTCTGATAGATGCTGATGAATGGTTGGAAGATGTAAGGCAAAATCCGATACCAATTCCTTCATATACATTCGATGTACATACCAGAAGAGGAAAGAAGATGGGACGGACAAAAGAGGAATTTTTCAGAGATGAATATGAATCTTTGAATCCCAGGGAAAAGGGACTGTTTGATGGTCTCATGTAAGAATATGCCACGCTTTGTCGTGGCATATTTATTAAAAGTCAAACCAATAAAGAAAGAATTATGGGAAAAGAAATGTACGGCCAAAGTTGTTTTGATAGCCGTGAAGAGAATGTTTCAAAAAAGATTGATCTGGAAAAGAATCCAAATGGTACAGAAATCAAGGTTTACCAGCAGCGTGAACGTGAAAAGCATGGAAGATATGTTTCGGTTCCTGGAGACAAAACGCATACACGTATTTTCGTGCGTGACGGTGAGGATGCGGAAAAGAAGATAGCCGCATACTTTGAGAGAATCAACAACCGGCCTCAAAAATGGAACTGATATGGAAGACGTAAATAAAAAAATATTTATAGAATACGTATCCCACTTGTATAGTACCGATAAAAGCTATGAAGTTATTGGTAAAAGCATTAAAGCTGTAAAGTTATTCCTTGAAAGTGATTATCAGGTGAACCGTAAAGGATACAAGGCTTATATCAGAGAAAATGCAGTTGAATTATCTGATAAGCCATACATTAAAGATGCTCTATGTGGGTTCCTTAATTTTCTTGGTATTGGATATTCACGCACACGAAAGGAGAAATCAGTTAAACCTCTGGAGAAGCTAAGCGATGTTTCTGAAAAGAACATGAAACTGATGAATGAATTTGTGTATTACCTTACGCAGGATGAAGATTACTCTCCACACACTATTGAAATATATTCATTTTCAATTAAGAAATATTTCGAATACGCCAACGAGGTATCAGTTGACAATTACAAGCGTTTTGTACGGATGCTAGAGGATGAGGGATTGTCTCCCAGAACAATACGCCTACGTATTACCGCACTTGAACGTTTCAGCAAATGGATGAAGAAGCCGATAGAGTTGAAGCGCCCAAAGTTCAAGAAGGAGTTGAATACGGAGAATGTTCCGACAGAAGCCGAATACAACCGGCTGCTTGAGTATTTGAAAACTTGTCCTAACAAGGACAGGTACTTCTTCATCAAGATACTGGCTACAACCGGTGCTAGGGTAAGCGAGTTCTTCCAATTCAAGTGGGATGACATCATTTCCGGTGAAGTCACTCTAAAGGGAAAGGGAAACAAGTACCGGAGGTTCTTTTTCAGCAGGCAGTTACAGGCGGAAGTAAAAGCATACGTAAAGGAGAGTCACAAGACAGGATATGTAGCAGTTGGTAAGTGCGGAAGGCTGACACAGAGGAGCTTGTGCCAGTCAATGAAAGACTGGGGCGATAAGTGCGGAATAGATAGAAGCAAAATGCATCCTCATGCTTTCCGACATTTCTTCGCAAAAATGTATCTGAAAAAAAACAATGATGTGGTACAGTTGGCTGACCTATTGGGACACGGAAGTATTGATACTACAAGAATTTATTTACAGAAAAGTTATGACGAACAGAAAAAAGAATTTAATAGAAGCGTTGTATGGTAGCTTCATGTTCATGGATAACCTTCCGGAATTGATAGACCGGGAAAACATTTACGATGAGACCGGACATGTGGATTTGGAGTTTATGACTGCAATCCTGCAATGGATGTCAAGGATGGCAGAAATAAGTGTGAAAGTACAGAAGTCGTTGAACCGTCTGTTGGGGTGTGACGAACTGGAGCAGAACAACAAGCGCAATAAGGATGATCCTGGAAGTAAATGGAGTGTTGAGGAAATACTACGTCATTGTACGCTTGAAGATAATGTACTAAAACTTCCGCAAGTTCAGTTCAATAAGAAATCATACGCAGAAGCAAAGAAATGGATAGAAGAAGCTGGGGGGAGCTGGCAGGGTGGAAAAGTACAAGGATTTACATTTCCATTCAATGCGGAAAGAGTTTTTTCAATACTTCGCGAAGGTAAACGGTGCAATTTACAGCAGGATTTTCAGTTTTTTGCAACACCTCCCGAAGTTGCAGACTGGCTTGTAATGCTTGCAGGAGGTGTTCATGAGGATGAAAAGGTGCTGGAACCAAGTGCTGGTACTGGTTCTATCATAGATGCGATTCATCGAAGCTGTCCGGACGTAATTGTAGATTGCTATGAACTTATGCCTGAGAATAAGGAGATTCTATCTAAAAAGGATAATATACGTATTCTTGGAGATGACTTCACGAAGTGTGATGTTGCACAGTATGATAAGATTATAGCAAATCCACCATTCAGTAAAAATCAGGACATTCGGCATGTAAGGCGTATGTATGAGTGTTTAAATCCCGGCGGTGTCCTGGCTGCAATAACTGGTCCTCACTGGGAATTTGGAAGTGAATCTGAGTGTAAGGATTTTAGACAATGGCTGGAGGATAATGGAGGGAAGAAATTCGAGATTGAAGAAGGCACTTTCAAGGAAAGCGGAACTGGAACTAAAACTATAGCAATAGTAATTAATAAGTGAGATGGGAAAGTTAAAAGTCTATTATGGATGGGCAAAGCTGGGTAAGATTCGCAAGAAGCGTGCAATATCTGTCATTTTCGATAATGAATGGCATGGTTGCAGGAGCGAACGCGGACAAAGAATTTTGAGAGCAGCCCAGGAAACAGTAATAGAGCGATACCAGGATGCGGAAGAAGAGAAAGCTGCAAAGGATTGCAACCGGATATTTACTGAATACAGCCTATTCCTTGACGAAAAGCCAATAAACGGAAGCCTTAACAAGATACTCCAAATGAACAGTGATGCCGATAAGAAACATGTATCTAAAGAAATAGAAAGAGCTCGGCTTAATGGTGAGAGTGATGAAGAAATATATGGTTATTGGGGTAGTATGAATGATTATAAGGATTTATACTAAAAAATTATGACAAAAGAAGACATTAAAAAGGCGGCAGAAGAATATGCCAAAGAAGCTTGTCGTCCACTTTGGAGAGCTGGTAACGAACAAGTATGTATGCTAGATTTTATGGAAGGTGCTAAGTGGAGAATAAATACCGTTTGGCATAATTCTACAGAAAAGCCTGTTCCAGGAAAGCTTCTTTTAGTTAACACTATATATGGTGAATATGATTTATGCTACTACGGAGTATACGTATGGAATACGGTAATGACTTGGGTATATATGAAAGATTTAATACCTAATACGGAGGACTGATTATGGTTAGAGAAATAAAATTCAGAGGAAAATCAAAAAAGACCAGAAAATGGCTTTATGGTTATTTAGGTGAATGTAAATTCAGTATTCTTGATTATGTCTATACAGACAAAGTTATTTTTGATAATGTTCTGTCATTTAATACTGATAACAGTGCCTATGTAGTCAAAGATTTGTCTGTGGAGGAAGAAACCATCGGCCAGTTTACCGGATTGCGTGACAAGAACGGTAATGAAATTTACGAAGGAGATTTTGTCTTAATTAATGGACAAATATATGAAGTAGTATATAACAAAGGACGGTTTATTATTGAAGTAAAAGGGTGTGGATATATTCCACTAAAAAATGTAGTTTGCCAAGTTAGAGGAAACATTCACGATAACCCGGAGTTAATGGAGGATAAATCATGAAACCATTTGAATGTCACGGTTGTAAGTGGTTCTATGTAAAAGAGCTGAAAGGATTTAAGGAATTTTATTGTACCTATGCGCTATACCACCGGAAGGGTATGAAGCCCGGTAGATGTGTAGGTATTCACAGAATAAAAAGCTGTAACAGAAAGGAGAAGCTATGAAACAAGTAAAAGTGAAAATTGAAACAACTGTTGAAACCATGTTGGGCGATAAGCCTGTTAATGAATTTCTTGGTGATGTCGCAGATATATGTCATACATCATTGGAGTATTCAACATCAAAACATGAAGGGTGTGAGAAACTGTATGAAGATGGTGAATATGAAGATTACAGAAATGATATGGAGGATAGGGTATCTGTTCTTGAAGGTGCTTTTTGTCGTATCTTAGATTTACTGGAGGATTGAAGCCATGAAAGCAATATCCATCAAACAACCGTGGGCAAGCTTAATCGCTCACGGTATCAAAGACATCGAGAACCGAACATGGAAGTGTCCTCAGAAGTACATCGGCCAAAGGGTGCTTATTCATGCAAGCAAAGGTAAAGGAGATGGTTGGATATTAAATAAAGAGCAAGGGTTAAAACTACAAATGCACCCCTCCAATCTTAAAAGTACATTCTATGATGATTTACCTTTTGGTGCCATCATCGGCAGCGTGGTTATAGCCGACTGCGTACAAAACCATCCTTCAGTATGGGCAGAGAAAGGTTGCTGGAACTGGGTACTGAAGGATGCGGTATTATTTGATAAGCCGATTATGAATGTGAAAGGGAAACTAAGTTTTTGGGATTTTAATATGGAGGAAACAAAATGAGCTTACTTATTAAAGAAACTCAGTTACAAAGAATAATCAGAAAAACCGGCCGCAAACCGATACAGTGTAAATGCAAGTTATGTAAGCAGCAATGTCATACGCCTTGTTTGGGTACTCCGCAAGATGTTTTAAGGCTTATCGAAGCCGGATATAAAGACAGGCTTGCAGCAACGGAATGGTATGTAGGAATCCTTATGGGGGTAGTTGATATGCCCGTACCGATGATACAGGCCAAACAAGAAGGAGACTGGTGTACATTCTACAAAGACGGTTTATGTGAATTGCATGATTCCGGATTGAAACCGACAGAAGGAAAATTGTCTCACCATAGTATTCGAATTGATAATTTCAAAGCGAGTAAAAGTATTGCGTGGAATGTGGCCAAGGAATGGTTAAACGAAGAAAATGCTGAATGCATAGAGAAAATATGCGAAGCACTGCAGTAAATGTATGATTTTGAATTATTAACCTGCAAAAATTAATTTATGAAAGCAAAGAAAAAACAAGTTGTTGGCCTGCTCATTAATCTGTTAGAGTGGGCAATCGTATCAATTGTATTATCATCATTGATAATTTTAGGAGATTTTAATGTACCGTCAAGTTGGGTTTATCTGTCCTCTGTGGTAGTTTCATTTCTCATCCTATATGTGTTCTACTGGGAGCGTGGAACATATTATTTTGTCAGTTTCGTCGCTGGCGGAGTGCCAGGAAGGGTGTTCCTGAAGTTTGATGAACGTGTTTCTCTTGATGTGATTGAGAACACCATATCCGGCCTGTATTCCGGTGAACGTGTACTTGTTACCGGATATAAGACCGTCAGCAGATATGAGTACGAACTTAATATCAAGTCCTGATGGAACATTATCAGGCCAAAGGAGTAATATTTATGATTGTGGCTGTCCTGTTCTGCTATTCCATCGGGATGGTTGAGCAGGATACCGCACTTCTGATAATAATAGTGATGTTACTGGGTAACATACTGAATGTTTTATGTAAAATTCTAAACAAGCTGTGATGATGAAAATTGTCGTAACCGGCAGTGAAGGCTTTATAGGTAAAGCCCTCTGCAAGAATCTGAGAAGTCGTGGTGTTGAAGTGGTCGGTATCGACCGTGTGTGTGGAACTGAAGCTGCCGGCGTTCCGTGCCTTCTGGCCGGGGGTGGAATCGATGCTGTAATACATCTTGCCGCACAGACCAGCGTTTTCAATTCGGATCATGAAAAAATACTTCGTGACAACATTGATTCATTCGTTGCGATAGCTGACGGATGTACGCGCTTCGGTGTGAAACTGGTGTATGCAAGTTCTTCCACCGCAAATCCATGCAACACGACAAGTATGTACGGTGTAAGCAAACATTTTGATGAAGTCTATGCTTCAATTTATTGTAGGAATGCGACTGGTGTACGCCTTCATAACGTGTACGGACCTGACCAGCGGAAAGGGACTCTTCTCTATGCTCTCATGAATTCGGAAAAGGTCAGTCTGTATAATGGAGGAATGAACACCAGGTGCTTCACCTACATAGATGATGTGGTGGACGGGTTGATATATGCGATAGGTTCTGACAAGAAGCTGGTAAACATTGTCAATCCTGAATCTTGTACAATACTTCAATTTGCGGAAGAAGTAAGGAAATACAATGGCGTTGATATTCAGTGTGTTTCCGAAAAGAGAGAATTCGACAATCCTGTACAATCTGTCGATGAAGGTATTTTTTCAGTACCTTTGAATTACACCTCAGTCAGTAAAGGGATAGCAAAGGTTTTTGGCTGTGAGGAAAGGTAGAAAGATAAGGATTGATGACTGGGACAAACCCGCCCGCGGCTGGAGGAAATACGAAAGGTTATGCAACATGCAGCCTAAAGTAAGAATCCACCGTAAGGGCGGGTTTTATTACATATCCCTGTTTGCAAGGACAAAGGATGGAATCCAATTTGAGGAAATCAAGAGTTCGGGTGAGTGTGCAGAAGTCATTTCGGAAGCCGCTACGGAACTGATACTTTCATTGATACGGCCGGACGATGAATGGTGCATAATTACCACACCGAAGCGCAGGCACATCACAGAGTACCATTTCGCCACTGATATTTGCCAAAAAATTGCCCAGGGGGTGAAAATAAAATTCTATGAATCTGCAATGCAGTGCCTCAACAGGACACGTATCAATCCTGAGTTTTATCTTCTCCGGCCAATTAAGGAACAGAGAGTAATACTCTTTGATGACATCTGCACGACAGGAAGTACATTAACAGCAGCCTACGATTTGCTGAAAGACCGGAAACAGGTAATCTGCATCGTCGGCATTAATAACCATTAGCCTATGAACAACAGGAAATTGACCGAAAAACAGGAAAAGTTCTGCAATTATTACCTTGACTGTGACGGTAATGCAAGTGAAGCATACAGGATGGCCTATGACGCATCAAAGATGCAGCCTGAGACGATATGGAGCAATGCAAGCCGGATGCTGGCAAGTAACAAGGTTGCAGCAAGGATAGACGAATTGAGGGCCCAACGTGCAGAAGCATCGAAAATTAGCCGTGATAAGGTGGAAAAGGTTCTCATGGATATTGTCATGATGGACCCGAACGATTTGTATCTTGTAGATCCTGTAACAGGAAAGATAAAACTTAAATCCCCAAGCCAGATGCCGAAGCGTGTGAGAAATGCCATGAAGAAGATAAGCAATGACAAGGGTAAGGTAAGCTATGAGTTCAACGGTAAGGTGGAAGCGGCGAAGCTTCTGGCCAGCATGAACGGATGGAACGCGCCACAACAGATTTCCATCGGAGGTAATCAAGGTGGAAATATTAATGAAATTCGTATAGGTTTTGACCAAGAAGAGGAGTAAATTCTAAAAAATAGAACGATAGTATTAGAAGAAATACGGAGGTTATACAAAAAAGACTCTCATAATTCTAAAAAATAGAACATTTATGCTCATAAATCACAAGAAACTCAATCCGAATGCATTTTACCTGCTGAAATATCTGAATGATGCCACACTTCGATTCATCATCTTGTATGGTGGTTCATCATCTAGCAAGTCTTTCAGCGTAGCACAGTGCGTGCTGATACAGACATTGCAGGACGGTGAGAATACGCTTGTGATGAGAAAGGTCGGAGCATCCATCAGCAAAACCATATATGAGGATTATAAGGTAGCTGCATCATTGTTAGGAATCACACAATACTTCAAGTTCAACCAGAATGTAATCCGTTGCCTGTATAACGGTGCGAAGATTGACTTCTCAGGTTTGGATGATCCGGAAAAGATTAAGGGTATCAGTAACTATAAGAGGGTTCAGCTTGAAGAGTTGTCAGAGTTTGAGTATGCCGACCTGAAGCAGATACGTAAGCGTCTGCGTGGTAAGAAGGGGCAGCAGATTATTGCCGACTTCAACCCTATCAGTGAAACACACTGGATAAAGAAAGACTGGCTTGACAACGAGAAACTGCATGATGTTCCTATGGTTGTAGAAATTGGCGGCCGGATAATACCGGCAGAGCTGACAAAGGTGAAGTCTTTAAAGATGAACGAGGGGCGCTCAATAGTGAATCCTGTAACTAAGGAAATTGAGGAGTATCCTCCAAATATGGTAGTTATACAGACAACATACCTGAATAACTTCTGGGTTGTCGGTTCACCGGATGGAACGTATGGATACTACGATGAGCAGTGTGTGATGGACTTCGAGCATGACCGTATTCATGACCCGGACTACTACAACGTGTATGCGTTGGGAGAGTGGGGTGTAATTAAGACCGGAAACGAGTTCCTCGGTTCGTTCAATGTAGGAAAGAACAGCGGTGAATACAGTTACATACCTGGATTGCCGATTCATCTTTCTGTCGATAGTAACGTATTGCCGTACATATCTGTCGGCTACTGGCAGGTAGACTTTAGCAAAGGTAAGGATATGTACCAGATAGCAGAAACAACGGCTGAAAGCCCGAACAACAGCGCAAGAAGAGCCGCGAAACTGGTATCCAAGCGACTGCAGGAGTTAGGATATGACGGTAAAATCTACCTTCATGGTGATGCATCAGCCAAATCCGCCAACACTATCGACGATGAGAAGCGTTCATTCATGGACCTGTTTATTGACACGTTGAAGAAAGACAACTGGATTGTTGAGGATAAGGTGGGTAAAAGGAACCCGTCCGTATCTATGACCGGTGAGTTTGTCAATGCTGTTTTTGAGAAATCGTTGCCCGGCCTCAGCATAAGCATAGACGATAGTTGCAGGGTATCAATCGAGGACTACCAGAGCGTACAGAAGGATGCTAATGGCGCAATCCTCAAGACAAAGATAAAGGACAGCGTAACGAAACAATCCTATGAGGAACACGGGCACCTTACCGATACTTTGAGATATGTTGTACATGACATCATGTACGAGGAGTATTCCCAGTTCTCGAGCCGTCGTAAACGCAACATGTATTCTGACAGAAGCGTGTTCGGATTCTTCAATCCTTCAGTCGAGTATCAGTATTCACAGAAGATAGTGTACATCATGCCGAATGTTGGAGGAAAGTTCTATATGTGTCAGGTTGCAAGGTGTGGAGAAAAATGGCATGTTCTTGACCTCGTAATGCGTGAAACTGTATCACTCGAAGAGATGAAGTCTGTTATATGTTCACATGATGCAGGAACGTACATCGTGGAATCGTCACCTGCATATTACCAAATGGCAAGGGAACTGAGAAATACGCTTCCGGAAGTAAGGATTAAGAAGGAATATCAGGATATGGATAAGAGAATAGCTGCTACATCCGATTTCATCAAGTCATACTTCCTGCTTTCTGAGACCGGTATGGAAAATGATGAGTATATGGCATTCATAACTGAAGTTCTTGACTACAATGATGAAAATATAAGTGGAGCCAGTGCCCTGTTAAGTGGTATTGCATATACTATCATAAAATTAGGGTAAGCTTGGTTTTATTTACAATATGTTGATACATAGTATTTTATTTGCATTTTCCATGTTTGGGTAAATTGCAAGATTTTTGCAAAATCAACATCGTATATACCCATAATTTATCTTTGTCATATAAGGATAAACTATGGGATATACAATTTTAAAACAGGATACTATTCCGGCATGTGCTGGGCTGAAAATGGCCAGTGAACCACAGACTATATCAACACCAAAGGAGGGTGTAAAAGATAGTGGTTATATTGACCGTTGTGACGTGCATGAGTTATTCGTATCCCCACTGGTTTGCGGCCATAATTACATGGAACTGTTCCGTTCTGTTCCAGAAGTATTCTTTCCGATTGATTACATTGCTTCACGTATATCAGGTTCCGGATTCCAATTGAAGAAGGTAAAGGACGACAGCGTGGTCTGGGAAAACAAGAGAATGAACCAGATTCTCACAAAGCCAAATTGTCTTATGTCTTGGAACGAGATGATATATTCACACTTCGTATATAAGCTGTGCACTGGCAATGCTTTCTTTCGTGCTGCTATGGGAGAAACATTCAAGGACCAGCCAAAGTGGAAATGGTGTGATAACTTTTGGGAACTTCCTGCTGATTTTGTTAATGTAGAGCCTAATAGAAGTGTCAATAGTCCAATCTTTGGAATAGCATCTGAAGATGATATTATCCGTTGTTACCGTCTGAATTACGGATATGTGAGTACGATGGAAATCCCTTCATATCAGATATGGCATGACCGTGACGGCTCACCTGAATATATGTCAATAAACGGGTTCCTGAAATCAAAGAGCAGGTTGGCCGCTCATCTGAAACCTATATCCAACCTTATTGCTGTATATGAAGCGAGAAACGTGATTTACGTAAAACGTGGTGGTTTGGGGTTCCTGGTATCCAATAAGAAGGATGAAGCTGGTACTGCAGCAATGACAGAAGATGAAAAGAAGGAAATACTTGACAGTCATTTTGGAAAATTTGGGCTGGACCAACGTAGACTTCCTTATGGTTTAAGTGATGTTCCTCTGTCGTTCGTTAGGACAAATCTTACTATCAGTGAGTTGCAGCCATTTGAGGAAACCTTGACTGATGCTATACAGATAGCCGGAGCATACGGTATCCCTTCAGTGCTTGTACCGCGTAAGGACCAGGCAACATTCAGCAATCAGGCAACAGCGGAAAAGGCTGTATATACATCTACCATCATACCGATGGCCAAGAAATTCTGCAAGCAACTAACTGCATTTCTTGGACTTGAAGAAGGTGGCTATTACTTGGATTGTGATTTTTCTGATGTGGATTGTCTGCAGCAGGGATTGAAGGAAGCTGAGGAAGTCAAGACAATGGTTAATACTAGATGTAAGGAGCAGTTCCTTAGCGGCCTCATCAGTATAAATGACTGGAGGGCACAAATAAAGGAAAGCAGATTCGAAGAACCTCTTTTTGACAAGACTTTGTTCGAGATGTCAGACGAGGAGAGAGAGATAGTAAAACAAGTAATAAGTCTTAACACAAAAAGTGAAGTTGAAAATGGAAGAGAAAACCAAAAGCCTACAGTACAAAACGAAGGCAAATGATGTGGATGAGAAGGGTATCGTAACGGTAGCTGTGAACGGTATCGGTGTGAAAGACTCACAGAACGATGTTTCCATGCCTGGCTCTTTCAACAAGACGTTGAAGGAGAATATCGGCAGGATGAGATGGTTCCTTAATCACCGTACTGACCAGTTGTTGGGTGTACCACTCAGTGGCGAGGAAAAAGAGGGAAACCTCATTATGGTTGGCAAGCTTAATCTTGAAAAACAGATTGGGCGAGACACGTTGGCTGATTATAAGTTGTATGCTGAGAATGGCAGAACACTTGAACACTCTATCGGTGTGAAAGCAATCAAGCGTGATGAGACAGACCCGTGCAAGGTGCTTGAATGGAAGATGTTCGAGTATTCGACTCTGACAAGCTGGGGAAGCAACCCTCAGACATTCCTTGTAAATCTCAAGTCTGGTACGCAGGAACAGGTTAAGGAGGCAGTTGAGTTCATCAGGAAAGCGTTCAGAAATACTGATTATTCGGAAGAACGATTAAAACAATATGATATGGAACTGAATCTTCTGCTTAAAGCAATTAATGGAGGTAACGTGGTTACTTGCCCGCATTGCGGACACCAGTTTGATTACGATGAACAACATGAGCATACATTTACTCAGCAGGTGCTTGACAATGCTGCCATGTATTCGAGATGGCTTACTGACCGTATCGTAAGTCAGGAGATAGACAAACTGGAACCGGAAGTACGTGCAGAAGTTATTGCACTTATTGATTCCGTAAAGTCGGAAGGACTGGAGTTGACCGAGAAGTCTGTACAGAACTTCATGGCATACGTCCGTTGTCCGGCATGTTATGGAAAAGTCTATAGAAGTAACGCCTTGTTGCAGGATGATAGCACAAACATCTTCTCCGGAAAGTCTGAGCCGTCCAATGACACTCAGGATAAAACTGACGGTAAGCAAGAAGATGATGATGTTAAGAAAAAAGCCGCTGATAGCACTTCTTTCTTTAGTTCATTGAATAAGGCATTTAATAATGATTAAAATTAAATTGAAGATGAAGAAATTTACAGTTGCAGATTTCGGTATTAAGACCGAAGGGATGCCACAGGAACAAGCTAAGTTCCTGATCAACATGACAGAAAAAATGTGTGATGTTGTCAACAAGGCTATGGAAGGTGTTATCTCACCTGAAGATTTGGAAAAAAAGATGAAAAGTCTGAACGATAAGTTGAACGGCTATGACGATGAGAAGTTCAAGCAGCTTGCCAAGGATAACGAGGAACTCATTAAAACGGTTAAAGGTCTTGGTGAGACTATCGATAAGCTGAAATCTAAAGGTATCGGAATGGAAGTCATCAACAAGTTTGATGAGAAGTTGAACGAAATGCTTGATTCAGAGAAATTCAAGGAGTTCGCTTCTGGAAACTGCCGTAAGTCAGGTGTGTTCGAAGGTTTCTGCTTGAAGGATATTGTTTCCATGACTGATAACTATAGCGGTGACCATCTGATTACTCAACAGCAGAACAGGGTTGTATCACAGGTATCTAACAAACGTATTCATATGCGTGATGTATTGAATACATTGGAGGGCGATCCTAAATACCCTAACCTTGCATTTACTCAGGTATATGAATTCGACCGTAATGCGCGTTATGTAACAGAAAACGGAAGATTGCCTGAATCAAGTTTTAAGGCAAAGGAGGTACAGACTGGTACAAAACGTCTTGGAACTCACCTGCCTATTTCCAAGAGAATGCTTAAGAGCCGTGTATTTATCCGTTCATTTATCTTGAAGATGTTGCCTGAAGCTGTATATCAGGCTGAAGATTGGAATATTCTGTTCGGTGACGGTAATGGAGAAAATCTGCTTGGTATTGCCAACCACAAAGGCGTTTATCCTGTTGAAACTATCATCTCTGAAGATTATGTTAGTGGTTCTGCTGGCTCTGTCAAATCAGTTTCAGGTTATAACTCTAATAAGGACACAGTCGTAGAGTTTACAAACCCTCAAGACCAGATTCTTGATGGTATGACTATCACATTTACTGGTGCTACTGGACTTACTGCTCTCAACAGCGCTAACCAGCTCGTGAAAATTAACGACCGCCAGATTTTGTTGAAAGGTGTTGCTTATACAGAGGAAACCTCAACATCATCAATGACCTTCAAGGTAAGCCATGGCGCATTTAAGTCAGTTGAGGAACCTAACTCTCTTGATGTCGTCAAAACTGGTTTTGCTGTGATGACATACGCACAGTACACACCGAATGCTATTGCGTTGAATCCTATCACAGTTAATGCTATGGAAAGTGAAAAGGATACAACCGGACGTAATCTTGGTATTATCCAGATGATAGGCGGTGTTAAATATATTGCAGGACGTCCTATTATTGAAACAAACAACATTCTTCCTGGTAAGTATCTGATTGGTGACTTTAATATAGCTGCAAATCTCGTGGATTACACCTTATTGACTCTTGAATGGGCTGAAGATGTAGAAAGCAAGTTGAAGAATGAGATTGTCCTTATTGCTCAGGAAGAAGTTATCTTCCCTGTATATATGCCATGGGCATTCGCTTATGGTGACTTGGCAGCCTTGAAAGAAGCAATCACTAAATCTTAATGCTTATGTATTTGCTTAATGGAGAAAAGAAAGCTCTTGAATCTGTCATAAAAGAACAGCGTATCCGTATTGGCCGTGGGTTGATTTCTATCACCCCGGTCTCGGAAGCTGGACTTGTGTCTGAGGAAGATGTCGAAAAGGCATTAGAGAGCAAACAGAAGGTTATAGATGAGCTTTCTGTTGAGAATGAGAGTCAAAAGAAAGAAATTGATGAACTGAAAGCCAAACTGGCAGAACTTGATTCACATGTGGATGATGCTAAGGATGTTCAAGAAGACAATAAAAATGTTGAGCAGACCGATACAAAGGAGGTTTCTGCCGAGGATGATAAGGCAGCCGTTGTTCAGGACGAGAAAAAAGTTTCTGCTTCGAAATCGAAGAAATAAGGAATTGCCATGTTGATTGATGTGTCATATTTTGTAGCAGGCCCACGTCATATTCTAAATGCCTCAACGTCAAAGACTGCTGGCGCCGATTCTTTGGTAGTAACCGGCCATATCGAAGAATATATTAAGAAGTTGCAGCCTGTTTTTCTTGAATCCATGCTCGGTGAGAAGGAAGCAGGTTATGCAATGGATTACCTTGATATGTCTGATGATGAAGGAAACGAAGATACTGAGCCGTCTAAGTATGAAATCGTATGCAACAAACTGAAAGAGCCTTTTGCTGATTACGTGCTGTTCCACATACTTCGTGATTCTTCATCGGAAGCTACAATAACAGGGAATGTCCGGCTGAAGTGTGCCAATGAGTACATTTCACCTGTTAATGCCCAGGTTATTGCATGGAATAGGATGGTTTCCGCCAATGTGAAGTTTATCCAGTGGGCGCGTGATGGTAATTGTCCGATTGACCTTGTCACACAGACTAACATGTTGATTAAGATTAACCAGTTCAATCTATGAAAGGTATCGTTGAGATTATTGGAGATGTAGTAAAGGAAATGAGTGGGAACCTTACAATCGTAATGCCTGCTGACATCGAGAATGACAGGTTCGAGGAAGTTAAGAATCCTGAACTGAACTACATATTTGGTTCGGCCCAGTATGTAAAGGATAAACTTGATGAATACAGCAAAGTGCCTTCAACATCAGAACGTAAGTTCCCTCTTGTCGTACTGTTCTGTCCTGTTACAGAGAAGAGAGATAGTCTGGACTATTATTCAAAGGTTTCACTGAATATCCTTATAGCGTGTTCATCAACGAAGAGCTGGAGCAATGAACGGCGTCTGTATGCTTCATTCATCAACATTCTTCGACCAATTTATGAAAGGCTGATTGAGGTAGTTAGAAATGATGGGAGGTTTGATATATACTATGACAGTATCGTTCCGCATGAATATTCTGAGAACTACTCGTATGGCAGATACGGAGCCTATACGGAATCCGGAGAGGAAGTGAGCGAGCCTATTGATGCCATAAATATACGCTCGATGGAATTAATAGTTAAAAATCAAAGTTGTAGGTAATGAGAAATACAAGAGTGTGCGAAAGCGCAGAAATGAATACCGGTGGTTCGGCCTGCAAGGTTGACTGGGGTAAGGTAAAGGGAGCAATACTTGTAGAGCATGGAGTAAAACTACCGGCAAATATTACTGCCGATGAGTTGGAAAAAATGTGTCATGCTGACAGACCAGGCAGAATTTATCCTATTCATACATTCGTTGAATATGCGAAGAATGGTGGTGAAGCTCAGGTTAGTGCTGTTGGATACGGGGCAAACCAGTACAATGGCCTCAACGCTCAGACAGATACTTTCACACTTCCTCGTTTTGATGAAATTCTGAATGCTGAGCTGTTGCGTTGTGCTAACAAGGAATGGGATGTGTACTTCTGGGATTCAAACAGAATGCTTATCGGTTACAATGATGGAACTGATATTCTTGCCGGAATTCCGATGTCAACAGTATATCCAGGTGCCACACCGTTCAGCACAAGCAGTGCGAAGTCAAGTATGACGGTAAATTTCTGCCACATGGATGCAGAAGACAGCCAGTTGAACTTTGACTACTTAAAGTTGGATTTCAATCCTGCGAATGTGATTAAGGGACTGACTGAGGTCATGTTAGTTGAAAACGAAAGCAACAAATTCAAGATTATTGAATGTGTAGGTGGATATGACAGAACTGCTGAATTTGCAACAGAATTGTCCTCAGGTGCATCCGAGGTATTTGATGGGGTTACATCAGCTTCGTATGAGGACGGTTATCTCACAATTACTCCTGGTGAAGGTGAGATTTCAGTTAAATCACCTTCTGTTCTGTACGAGAAAGATGTCAAATGGGTTGAATTTGTAAAAGTGGTTAAAGCAAAAGCATGATTGTAGATGGAGTCAATTTTGTGGAAAAGCAGGTCAAGATGATGTCGAAAAAGAAATTCATTGATACCCACATGACCTGTATCTGGCAGAAAGTTTCTGAGGAGAATCGAAAAAAGAAACTTTCTGACGTGTATGAACGAATTACTGGTAAGTCTGTAAAGGATGCTGACGGTGAGTCTGCTGATAAGTGATGGTTTTGGTTGATTAAGCCGGGCGGAAGTCCGGCTTTAATTTTAATTGTATGGCTGATTTCGAGAAATTGGAGAATGTGATAAACAGAATTGCATCAGGATTTGAAAAGTCATGTATGGATTGCCTTCAGGAAAACAATATAGAAGTTGCAGACCTTGTAAGGGAACAGCTATATTCAGGTCTTGACGGTAATACAGACAGTCTTAGACCAGGATATTCAGAAGATCCATATTTTAGAGAAACTACATCTATGTGGCATAATGATCCAGACGGGTATATTGAATGGAAAAGGAAGATAACACCTCCGATAAAAAGTCCGAGACTGAATCTTCCTCCAAGGCCTGTTGATGTTCCTAACTTGTATATTACCGGTCCGTTCCATGAAAGTATCCGCGCATCTGTTGCAGGTGACACTCTTTCGATTGATACTGTGGGATTCGTTGATGGTCCTGACATAGTAAGGAAATACGGGAATGACATTCTCATGTTGGGAAAGGACGCAAGAGAGTATGTTGTACTTCAACTTCTCGAGCCTTTTTTGAAACGTTTTTTCAAACAATGTGGGTATAAATGATGGGATGCGGTTGCGAGAATAAGAAAATCATGTCTGACTATGAGCGTGTGGCCATGCTTGCAAAAAAAGCTGCCATGCTGGACGGATGTGTGTACGTTGTGTACAGGAAGAGTGATGGTACCTACTCGTTCGATAAGGAAGGTACCAAGGTGGATGGCGTTATTGTTGAATATAAACATTACTTGTGATGGGAAATTTGAAATTGAAGGATTTCGTCGATGAGGAATCATTGAAGAAGTTGCAGGAACTTAGGAGTACAATATCAGATGTAAGGCAGGATTACAAGGATGCTGCATCGGAACTTATCAAGGGACTTACTGTTGACGTCAAGGTAAAGGGAGATATTGACAAGTTGCAGGCCATATATAATACTCAGGCTAAGAACGTATCTTCCGCATCTGAAAAACTTACTGATGCATTCAGTCGTCAAGCAGAGGTCGCTGAACAACTGATGAAGAAAATCAAGGAGAAGGCAGATGCAGAAAAGCTGAGTACAAAAGAGGTAAAGGAATTGTCAAAGGCATCAGCAGAAGCATCCAAGGCAATGCAGCAGGCTGCTAAGGCTGAGGAAGCAATGAATAAGGCTCAGAAAGCTGCGAATACTACCAGAAAGGCTGCTGCCATGACCGAGGAGGAGCGCATACGTTTCATCAAGGAATCTTTGGAGTTGGCAGACAAGGAGGTGCATAGTATTGATGAAGCGAACGAAGCAAATAAGAGATTGCGTCAGGCTGTAAAGATGGTACGTGATACTGATGAAGATTATAAGAATACTCTTGGAAAACTTAATTCTACTATCGGTGTCAATACAGATTACGTTAAACGTAACAGTGACCGATATACTCAGCAGAAGATGGAAATCGGAAACTACAAGGAGAACATCAAAGCTGCATGGATGGAGATAGAGCGAGGAAACAGTTCCATGAAGAATATGGGTATCATCGCATCGAATGTCGGTAATATTTTAAGACGTAATTTTTCTAAAGGCATAAGTAATGTAGGTGTTGGTGTCGCATCAATGGTAAAAGGATTTGTAGGAGCACAGGCTGTACTGACAGGTGTTCAGAAGTTAATATCATTGTTCAAGGGTGGAATACAGACATCTATTGAATTTGAAGCTGCTAACTCAAATCTTGCTGCAGTCCTTGGTACAACATCTGATAAGATTAAAGACTTGCAGAACGATGCCCGTGAGCTTGGAGCATCAACCAAATACACAGCAGCAGAAGCCACAAACTTACAGATAGAACTTGCTAAGTTAGGTTTCACAGCTCAGGAAATTAAAGACAGTACACAGTATATCTTACGGTTTGCTCAGGCTACTGGTGCAGAACTTCCTGATGCGGCTTCGTTGGCCGGAGCAGCTTTAAGAATGTTCGGTGCCTCAACAAAAGAGACCGAGCGTTACGTGTCCGCAATGGCTGTATCTACAAGTCGTAGTGCGTTGTCATTCTCTTACCTTGCGACAGCGATGCCTATTGTTGGCCCTGTAGCCAAATCATTTAACTTTACCATTGAAGACACGTTGGCGTTGTTAGGAAAGCTTTCTGATGCTGGATTTGATGCGTCAATGGCTGCGACAGCTACACGTAACATTCTGCTTAATCTTGCAGACAGTAACGGTAAGCTTGCAAAGACATTGGGTGAGCCTGTTAAGACGTTGCCAGACCTTGTAAATGGGCTTGTCAAGTTGAGGGATAACGGAGTTGACCTTAACACCACACTCGAACTTACGGATAAACGTAGCGTGTCCGCATTCAATGCGTTCCTTACGTCAGCTGATAAGATTGTCCCACTCAGAGAACAGATTACAGGAGTAGAGGGGGAGTTGCAGTCAATGGCAGATGTGATGTCTGACAATATGGCTGGTTCGTTGAAGTCTTTGTCATCCGCATGGGATGAACTTATGCTTACCATAAACGGAAGTAACGGATGGATGCGCAGCGTGGTTGACTGGGTTACTGGTATGGTACGTGGACTTTCCGCTTTACTTGCTTCTGTGGAAACAATCGAGACAAAAATGATGTCTGGATACGAGAAGTCATACATGAAAATCACAAAGAGTGCGGACATTATCGGGAAGTACGAGGCACAGATAGCTAGAGATACAGAGAAATACGTGAAGCAGGGAATGTCTGCAAAAGAGGCTGAGGAAAAAGCACGTGACATACAGCTTAAATCACTTGAGGAACGTATAAAGAAGGAAGAAGTGCTGATAGCTGATGCGGAAGCTAAGAAGAAAGAGATACAGGATAAGGAAACTTGGTATAATAAGGCATACCTTCATAAAATGGAGGATGGAAGCTATAAGACATATGCTGCTATGGAACTGCAACAGTCCGAAGCTATCGCAAAATCAAAGGCAATGATTTCAGTGTACAAATCGTTGTCGAGCGAGATAAAGAATGTGTCAGGTGCAAGTACGAATGGAGGTAATGGTGTAAAAATAGAGACAGATAAGGAGAAGGCTGCACGTTTGAAGGTTGAAGCTGACTTGCAGAGGTCTCAGACTGCACTCATGGAAGAAGGACTGGAGAAGGAGCTGGCTGTTATACGTAATGGTTACCAGCAGAAGATTGATGCCGTAAAAGGTAATTCATCCGCAGAAATGGCATTGAGAAAATCGTTACTTCAAGAAATGAACAACGAATTGGCGAAGGCTTCTGGGGAGTATGAAAAGAATCGTGCAAGTATTGACCTTCAGAATCGTCTTGCTTCCGTTGAGGAAGGTAGTGAGGAAGAAATGTCCGTTCGTCTTGATATACTTGATAAGCAGAAGGAAGAAGAAATGAAGGCTGCTGAAAGTAATGGTGCCGACGTGAGCCTCATCGAAAAGAAATACATCAATGAAAAGCGTAAGATTTATGAGGAATATGCTGCTGATTATGTTGATGAGATTTCTAAATCTGCCGCAGCCGAACAGGTTGTAAGGAATGCACAATATAATTCCGACCTGAAAGAGTTGGAAAAGCTGCATGCCAAGAAACTTATTTCGGATGAGGAATATGAGAAAAAGAAGGCTGATATAACAGAACGGTATTCTATTGATACCGCTAAGGCTGCTGTTGACTCGTTGGAGGAACAGATTTCTGTTGAAAATCTGAGCCAGGACGACAGAGAAAAACTTGCCGAGCAGCTTCAGAAAGCAAAGGCTGATTTGGCAAATGCTGAAGCTGATGCTGAGATTGCTGCAATCAAGAGGGTTCAGGATGAAGAAGAAGATTCTTACAAAAAACGGATGAAGAATGCTCAGCGATGGATGGATGTTGCGTCTGATGCCATTGGTGCAATCGGTAATCTTATGTCGACATTATATGAGCGCGATATTGACAATATTGAGAAGGAACAGGAGGCAAATGAGGAAGCGTACAATGCTGATGTTGAAAGGATTGAAGCACTTGCCGAAAGTGGAGCAATATCTGAGGAGGAAGCAGAGGTTCGTAAAAGAGCTGCTGAAGCTGAAACATCAAGAAAGAATGAGGAACTTGAGAAAAAGAAAGTTCAGTTGCAGCAGAAGCAGGCTAAATGGCAGAAGGGTGTGGACATTGCTCAGGCTGGTATAGCAACAGCACTTGCAATAACTCGTGCATTACCTAACCTAGTACTTGCTGCAATAGTAGGTGCAATGGGAGCGGTACAGATAGCGACTATCGCAGCAACACCAATTCCTGCATACAAGGAAGGTACTAAGAACGGTGGACATATTGGAGGATTGGCTATCGTTGGTGATGGTGGAAAGCATGAGGTTGTTGTGTATGGTGGTAAGTCATGGGTAACTCCAGATGTTCCTACCGTGGTAGATTTACCGAAAGGTGCTGAAGTGTTCCCTGATATAAGCGAATTCAATGAGAATGTAAGAATGAATACTATATATGATTCAGGAATAAGTAGTCCTGTTGTTGTAAATGATTATTCTGAACTATCTCGTGAGATGAAAGGAATGCGTGTAGAACTCAGGAAAATAATGAAGATAATACATAAGGAAGCATACAACTCTAATTATGAACATTATAAAAGTACAAGATTATGATAACTACATTAAGCAGGTTGAGTATGTTTGATTTTATTGAACTTCTTTGTGGAAACAGAGAAGTTCTTATGGAGGAAGGTGATAATAATTCCATGCTGGAAAATGTGGCTTCAGAATTGATATATCAGTATCAGAGCATAGTAAATCCTTCCGGAATAGAATCTGCAATTTTAGAAAAGGAAGAGAAAATAAAGATTAAGTACAGGATTACTATTGCAAAGATATTGAAGGCGCTTATTAGCATAAACGCTGTAGATGATGTTGTTGGACTTCTGTCAGAAATGGGAATTACTGGTATTGAGCGTGAAAAGATTCCTTCAAGAATAGACCGTATGATTGCAGAAGCGGAGTACATGAGAAAGAGGATTGAAGATACTTCTTCTGCTGATAGAAAGAAAAATACTCCTGATGATGTACGTGCATCATTTGACAGGGAGATAGCGTTTCTTATGACTTATTTCAAAATGAATATTGACACAAGAATCATTACTGCAGGTGTGTATGCGAATATGGTTCATCAGGCAGATGTTGAAATTAAAAGAAAATTGCATCGTTAGATAACTTTTTTGCTGCTTGTCGAATTTTTTTCCGTTTGGTTTGTAACACGATTGTAACACTAATAATCGTAATAGACATGGAAGAAAAATTCGACAATGTGGCTTTATTGCCAGTAATTAATGAGAAATGTGACATAATAATTCATCTTTTATCGTCACTTTGCGACAACCCGGATTTTCTTATAGACTTACTCAGAAAGACTACTGAGAAGCAGAATAAGTTTTCATCATCTCGAATGAAAATATTGCATGGACATGGGGTTGGAGCAGATAGTGATTGAGCAATATCAGTGGATATTGGGACTGGCAAGAAAGTATTGCAGGAATATGATGGACGCAGAAGACCTTGCCGAAGAGACTGTGTATAAGATTCTGTCAAATAAAAGTAAATATGATTCTTCCAAGAGCTTCCGACCATGGTGCAGCGTTATTATGTTGAACACATATATAACAACATACAATCATGAATCATTGATACGTTTCGATTCTGAGGAGAAGGCTGATCATATCCATTCTTATTTCGATGCGGACAATGAAACGTTAAGGAATGAACTTTATGGGATAATTGAAAAATGCAGGAGAAAATCATGTTCCGTTGATTGCGCTATAATGTATGCTGAGGGTTACTCTTATGAAGAGATAGCAAAAAAGATGCATATACCATTAGGTACGGTTCGTAGCCGTATCTCGTTTGCTCGGAATATGATTAGGCAATGTGTTGTAGATTAATAAGTTAATTATGGTTTGACAATTGAAAATGGCGAAGTTTACGATTGCATATATAGTCAATCTGAACTATCTTTATAGTACAATTAAAATATAAGTCAAACCAAATAATTAGCATTATGGAAAAGAGTAATTTTCGAGTAAGAGTGATGAAGTATGCACACCAGTTAGCAAAAACAACAGAATACACGTGGAAAATCTGTCTTATTAAGGCATGGGAGTTATACAGACTTGCTAAAAATATGAGAAAGGGTATTGTGAAATTTGCATTCCAGAAAGTTGACGGAAGCATCAGACATGCTTCAGGAACATTGTACAATCTTCCGGCCGGAACATCAATTCACGGGAAAAAACTGACAAAGCCAAGTTACAAGACATTTGCATACTTTGATGTAGATAAAGGAGAGATGAGATGCTTTAAGATAGAAAACCTTGTAACCGTTTATTGATATGGAAAGTTTTATTGTTACTACTTCCGGGGAAGTATCATTTACTTTCCCGGCAAACGGGAGTGATTTCTCGTTGAAAGAATTGCAGGATTCTGTTAATGGATATATAGAGATTGTTCCAATAAGAAAGAATGTAGGTCCTTTGATTTTTAAGGAATTTGATAAGGAGGGGTTTGCAATAAAATTGACTGATGAATATATTATGATTGTTAACTCTGATGGGAAGATTGAGTCTCAGCAGTTCAATTATGTAGCAACAGTACTGGCAACGGCATCGGAATCCATAAGTCCTGGAGACTGGATTGCTGGAGATGTACTTGTCTGCAGAAGTAGCATGGTTAAATAGTTTGGTTTTGTGTAATGTATTTTATATCAGTTGTTTGCGTGTTTTTGGATGAGCAGGATTTTAGGCAAGCCGTAGTCGGTTTGCCTATTTTTATATATTTGCTTTTGTTGAAAAAAGCATGAAAATGAATTGCAAATTCTATATATCACTTGGCTCTAGTAAAGTTGAAATATCAAAATCAAATTGCATTGATATTTCTGACATGATTACAAATCTTGATGACATAAAATTGTCGTATGTGAGGTCTGATTATGGTGGTGTTGTGAGAAAATGTGGTAGTACGATCACGTTGACTGGAAAGGCACGAAATATGATTGTTTCTTATTATACTGAGAATAAATTGAAATCGACAGGAGCATTTGCTGTTTATAGAATTAATAATAACTGGGAATATGACTTGCTGTTTGAATGCCCAATCGATTTTTCTACATTCAAGTATGATGGATATACTGCACAGATAGCCTGTCTAGATAATTCTGTTGCTGCAATATTGAACTCAAACAAGGGGACTAAGTATGAGGTTCTTGTTGATGAAGTCAAGGAAGGTAAACAGCTATATTTTGATGGGGTAAGGTTGTTAAATACTGTAAGAATTGTATTTACTGGAAATTCTGTTGATGATGAAAGTTATACGATAAGAGAAAATGTTGATTGCAGTGGTTTTGTATATTATATACCTCCTGTTTCTTATGCAGAAAGTGATATTCAAGTCGATGGATATGTAAAAATGAATGACCAGGAAGAAGGATTGTCTGGAAAAATTGACACATCTTCTTCATGGGTGACTGCAGGGCCTAATCTTAATACAACGAGTTACTTTCTTGAAGCAGTTAAAGATGTCAGCATTGAGATTGATTTAAAGTCAATTTCAATAAATGTTGTAAACTCTGTAAGTGGTGAACTGAACGATGTAATGGTATCATTGTATAAAATTCCAGTGAATGGTAATCCTGTATCTATTGTTAGTTCGTTTGTAAATGCGAGTGGATTATGTAATGTAAATCTTTTGAAAGGTGAAAGGCTTCAGTTGTGCTTGCATCGTTTTATGCTTATTAATCCTGTTAGCTTTGGAAGATCTACATTTTATTTTTATAACCTTGGTGAACTTAGATGGAATGAGACTGGAGAAATAAGCTATATCGATGTTGTAAAGCCTTCTTCTTTACTGAATAATCTTATCGAAAAAATGGGGATGGCTTCTTATGTAAGGGGAGAAGTTAATTTTGATAATACGGAGTTAGACAAAATATTACTTGTTGCTGGTGAGTCAGTTAGAAAATTTAATTCAGCAAAGTTGTATACGTCATTCTCTGATTTTTGCAAATTTCTTGAAGTAGTAGCAGGAATGGTTTATGTGATAGAATCAGATGGAGAGAATACTAATATAGATGACGGTTCTGATGATGTTGATTATACAAAGGATTATGTATATGATGATGTTCAGATTGATGCAGATGAGTTTGTAAGGCCTGGAAAATATTATACGGATTTAACAAATGAAGAAATAGATGCATTATTGCCTGATGATGTGACATTAGTTGATGTAGTGTTTTTTGAGGATTACTTATTCGGTGGACTTGGAAATAATGGGGTTTATTACTTCTTTAATTATCCTGGAATAGAGAAGTATAATGAGATGAATAGTAGTTTTGATATTGTTATAATAGATAAAAACATATTGTATGATTCTGTTTCAAAGAAATATTACATCACAGATTCAGTTAACAACAGATTAAATGATTATTTTATTTCGTCACTTGATTTTTCAAGATATAATCATCTTGCACGGTTTGGTGGATTTATTATAGGAAATATTCTTGATTCTGGGGAATACGATGGTGATGTAAACAGGGAGAATATTTTATTCTCGAAAGAATTGTCTAAATTCTTGTACTATCAATCAGGTTCGTACTATAGTGTTTTTGAAGATTCTGAATCTTACCAAAAAGATGGCCGTTTAAATCCTTCTGCTGTTTTTGTTGATATTTCTGACCTTAGTAGCTACGATGATGGAACATCATATATCTCAACATCAGGAAACAGATTGCTTATGTATAATGGTCCTGTTCCTTCACTTCCAGAGAGGAACGATGGAGAAGATATTCCTGTAGTTATACCTACTGATAGGTATGTTATAAAATTTGTACATAGAAATTCTGTATTCTTAAATAGTGTGTCAAAAACTTTGAGTGTGGTCAGTGAACCTGAGTACAGCGTATCTTCTGGAAGGATTTACTCATCTGTGAAGGTTGGATATGCAAAACAGGACTATGATTTAGGGAATAATGGTAAGGATGAGTTTAATTCTACAATTGAATATTCTACTGGACTGAATCTTAAAGAGCAGACACTTGATTTTTTATGCCCATACCGTGCTGATAGTTATGGATTTCAGGAATTGTCGAAGAAGAATGTTAATCAGACATCTGATTCTGATAGTGATAATAATACATTCATAGTTTATACATCTATAGCAGATTCATGTTATAAATTGGATAGAAGTATATCTGTTGATGGAGTGTATACAGAAACTATATTTAATGCCAGATTGTTTCCACATTTTCTTATTGAGGCAAATGAAAGGTTCCTTGCATCATATACTTCTCGTCTTATATATACTTCGAGTGATATTTTGGATAATATCATGATAAACTCTAATAGAGTGAACAAAAATGTATCTCTTGCATCGCAATTGTTTAAGGAAGGGGATATTACCATTAAGACAAATGATTTCATATTGCCTGAAGACTGGAATGGATACGTAGATTTTGAATGGGATGGGAAATTATATAAAGGGTATCTGAAAAATCTTGATATTAATGTATGCAATGATGAAGTGTTTGAATATGAATTAATTGAATGCTAATATGTATAAGATAAGTCCTTTTACTCCATTATTCTTCAATCCATCTACGGATATTGGATTATCAAGCAGATATATGCAGTCATTCTCTCCGTATGACCATATTCTTTTGCAAATAATAGCATACAATGAAAGTAATTCCCCATCAGTATATATCGTTGATGTAATAGACGGGAAAAGGCGGATGGTTAACATGAGGTCTTGGTTGATGAACCCCAATGAAACTTTGTATTTCACAGAAATAACAGGATTGAATGATGGCCTATATTCTGTTGAAGTTGATGGGGTATGTTCAGAAGTATTCCGTGTGACAGATGATGTCTCTGGAACTGTTCTATTACAGTATTCAAATCCTAATAATAGGATGAGAAAGGATGCTGTATTTTGGATTGATGGAATGCAATACTTTTTTGATTTCAGAATACCTGGGGGATTCAAGGATGATGATTGGGTTTTCGGAGTAGATAATGAGCAATATACAACTTCAGGTAATGATGTTATTGACATATATAGTATTGACAATGTACAGAAGACTCTTACTATGGGAGGTTCAAAAGGCTGTCCAGTGTGGTATGCAGAGTTGCTAAACAAGGCATTATGTTGCAGCTATTTTTATGTCGATGGCGTTCGTTATGCCAGGGTTGATTCTAATGTACCTGAAATGAATGTACTTGTAGAGGGTATAAGGTCTTATGTGTTTAAACAGGCAATAAGAAGGGTTTCATTGTTAAATCCTGATATTGAAACGAACAACAAGATGATAATGAGACGTGTAGATGATTCACGTTATAGAACCATTGATAATGATAATTACAGATTTAAAACTATAGATTTATGACAAACGAAGAAAAACAGGAAATCATATCATCTGTGATTCAATCCTTACAGACAAATTCTGCTACAATAGACCAGTTGAGTGAGGTTGAATCTTGTTCAGAGGGTGATTTTATAGAGCTGAATAAGGGAAGAAAAATCAGTGCTGAGAATCTTGCAAAGGATGTATCTTCAAAAGTTCTTCAAGAAGCTAATCAGGCTGTCGCCGAATCACAGAACTATGCTGAGAAGTCCGAAGAGTCTGCAAATGAATCTGAGGAATATTCTGAAAAATCCAAGGAGTATTCTGAAGAAGCAAAGAGACAGGCTGTATTGGCCGGCCAGTCAGGTGAACTTGCGCAGTATGCGAAAGAACAGGGAGATTATGCGAAAGAACAGGGTAACAATGCTAAGGAGAAAGGAGAAGAAGCTGTTTCTATTGCTGAAGATGCTGCTAAAAGGGTGACGAATGATGTACTTTTTAAGACCGAACAATCATTATCGGAAGAAGAACAAGCGCAAGTATTAAAAAATATTGGGATAAAGTCTGTTGTAACTGAATATAATTATTTAGATTTAAATAG